ACCACATCAGCGCGCCACCTTCTGGGGTGCCCGCCGGCGAGCAACCGCGCGCTTCTGCTTCCGTATCTCGGCCTCATGCCGCCTGGCTTCGCCCAGGTAGTAGTCGTGGCGCTCCTGGCGCTCTCGGGAGGAAAATTGAACGTCCTTCAGCGCCGTCTCTGCGGCCGCGCGGAACGCCTTGGCCAGGATCGGCGCGGTTAAGCGCGGGTCGTGCTTGAAGATGTCCAGCTGGTTGTCGTGCCAGCGCATCAGGGCGTGCCCCCGAACCCAAGCTCTGCTGCCGCGCGCTCCATCGCCGCCCGGGCAGCTTGTCGATCGCTGACCTCTGCCACCCCAACCGCCGCTGGAGGCAGCGCCAAGGCGGGCTCCGGCACCGCTTTGCCATCCACAACATGGCGCACGGCTCGTTCGTAGGCGTCCTGCAGCATGCGCGACTGGTTGTAGCCGTCCTCGCTGGCGTAGACGTGCAGATCCAGCAGCGAACGCACCAGCACCGTGAAGCCGCACTGGGCGCGCCCGGGGCGGATCTCCTGCTGCACCTGCGCCAACGCCGGCACGTCGAAGCACATGGCGCGGAAGCGCGGCGGGTTCGGCGGCCAGTCGAGGGCGTCGCGCATGCAGGCAGAGAGGCCTGCTGCGAGCTTCTTCGGGCTCAAACCGGTGATGACCTGGAGCCACACCTCGCCCGCCGTCGTCAGCGCGCCGCTCTGCGCCACCGGCGCCGCCCCGTTCGCCCTGGCCCACTTCCCAGGGAACATGGCTGCCATCCGTTCCCACAGCGTCCACAGGGCTGCCACAGCGCGCGAATCCGACTCAGCCGACGACGGAGTACTCGGCGTCAACGACCCCTGCGCCGCCAGCGTCGCCACCACCTCGATGCTGCCGCTGTTGCTGGCTTCGCTCGTACTGCTCGCGGAGCTGGGTGACGTGGTCGGCAGAACCTGGGTGAACGATTGCATGGTTGGCTCCAGCGTTGCGGTGATTGTTGGGGGTGTCTCGGGCAAGCCATCCGGCTTCGAAGCCCTGCCAGTTCCGGTTGCAGCACTTTTTCAGGCAGTCTTCGACGGAGAAGCCCATCTGCGCAGCGAGATGCAGTTCAACGCCAAAGCTGGCCAGCACGGTCGGCGTGACCGGGGCACGACGTTGGCGGCGCAGGTGCAGCCAGTCGTCCAGAACCTGAGGCGATGGCCGAGCGGGCCAGGAGGAGAAATCCATCTCCGCCGATTGGGCGGCAGGCGCGCTTGCGCGCTTCCTCTGCTTCTTAGGTTCTTTTCCTGGTTGTATTCCTGGTTCATGTGCACGTCGTTCACTACCCTGGTGAACCTGGTTCACTACCGGTGGAACGTCGTTCACTACCCCCGGTGAACCTCCTTCACTAGGGTGGTGAACGTCGTTCACCACCAAATACGGGTCATGGTCCGGCGCCTTGGGCTGTGCCTGGATGCCAAAATGGAAGTTGAGCAGGTACTGATTCGGCAACTTGATGTTGCCGTTTGCCCGGGCCAAAACGGTGATGTAGCCGGCGTCGGCCAGCCGCCCGATCTGGTCAATCACGGAGCGGCGCGTAAGCCCGCAGTCGTCCGCCAGCGTGTCGTGGCTCGGGCGGCATTGCCCGGTGTCCTTGTTGTGGCGCTCGGCCAGCATCAACAGCACGAGCTTTTGCGTGCTGGTGACCCGCTGCCGCGCAGCCCATGCGAAGGCTTCAAAACTCATGCTAAAGCCCCAGTGCCAGGTTCTCGCCTGGGGCCACAGGCCACCAGGTGCAGGCGCTGCGGCCGCTGACCGGGCACGGCACATTCGGGCCGCGCCAGACCTGTTCGGTCTTCAGCAGCTCCGGCAGGCGGCGGCCGAGCATGTAGCGGTCCAGCCCGGTGAGCTGAGAGAGCTGCATGCTGGTCACGCCCGGGTGCAGTTTCACCGCGGCGGCGGCCTGCGCCTGCTGGTCCTTCTGGATGCCACTGGCCTGCACGTACGCGGCGGCCTCGTGGCTGGTGCCGATGTCGGTGTTCCGGGCCAAGGCGTTCATCGTGCCGCCCTCCCCTTCGACACAGCGCGCGCGATGTTGCGCTCCAGGCGGCAGGCCATCGTGCGCAACCCGCGAATCTCACGGATCATCAGCTCTGCTTCCGCGCTGGTGATCTGGGAGTCGTCTAGCGCGTCCACGGCCACACCGGATAGCTTCCCTACCCGGCTGGTGATCTCCAGCAGCTTCATCTGGATGGCGGTCATCTCGTTCGGCCAGCCGCCCTCCGGGGCCGCCGGCACCACGTCGGCAGACATGCCGAACCGCGCGGCCAGCGCCTGCATCCAGCCCAGCGCACGCTCAGCGCCACCGGCGTGCTCCTGCATCCACTCGGTCAGCAGCTCAGCGATCTCGATGCTGACCGACTCGCCCTCCACGCCGCGCAGCTTCGAGCGCAGCGCCTCCGGGTGCATCGACTTGCCCCGACGCTGGGCAAGGTACGCAGCTGCGGCAACGACACCCCCGGGCGTCTCGCGCACGGCGTTGTAGAGGACATCGAGCCAGTTGAGGGCTGAGGTACGGCAGGTCATGTGTTCACCTTGGGTGGACTGGTGTTTCAAGGTTTCGGGCTTCGCCGCTCTGGCTCACGATGGGAGCCATGGACAAGATCAATTCAGGGATCGGACGCTCAGTTGTGCGTGCGCTAAGCTGCGGGTTCCACACAAAAGGGACTCGAGGCGGCAATGGCAATCGACGAAGACACCGAGGCGCACTTCCTGCGTATGACTGGCCGTATAACTGCAGTGGAAATGATGCTGTCGAGCGTCCTGCAGACCGTTCCAAACTGGCCGGCCGTCGCGAAGGAGACTGTGGGATCAATCTCCGCCGTTGCGAACTTTATGGAGGCTTCGGGCGACCCGAAGCGGGTCATGATCGCGATCGGAATGAACGAGTACCTACAATCGCTGTCGGACAGCCTGGACACCTAGGCGGCCTCCACATTGACGATGCGGTCTGCATCGGGGTCTTCGGGTTCGCCCGGGGCCGCGGGCGCGTTCTGCGCGCCCAGCAGCTTGAGCACCGGGGGAATCGCGGGGGCGCTCCCCTCTTCCGGCCATGCCGCGACCTCGTGGGCCGGAAGGCCCAGGACCACGGCCAGGTGCGCGTCACTGCTCATGCCCAGCCGGGCGCGCAGCGCTCGCTTGCTCATGCGGCTGTCAACCAAAGCGCCGATGACTTGGCAAGCCGACTGGGCTGCGGCGGAGAATTGCTCCGGTTTCATGGCTGCCAGCTTGAATGCCGCGTCAGCGCGCGGTGACTTAGTCCGCCCGGCAAGGATCTCGCGGACCGCATTGGGCGTGACGCCCATTCCGACTGCCAACAGATCAACTGTCGCGCCGGCACTCAACAACCCTTCGATGTGGGATTTCCAGTCCATGGATCGGCAAGCTACAGAATTCTGCAATTACCGTCAACAGCATTCTGTTACAGAGTTCTGTGACCATCGTTTCATGGAGACCATTGGCACCCGCGTGCGCCGTGAGCGCGAATCTAAGAACATGGACCGGCGCGAGCTGGCGGCTAAAAGCGGCGTCGGCTACAGCACGCTCTCCGAGCTGGAGCGGGGCGGCATGCGGTCGACGACGAAGCTTCGCGTCATTGCCGACGCTCTGGGGGTTTCTCAGCAGTGGTTAGAAACAGGCAAAGGACCGAAGAGCAAGCCCGAATCGCCCGTCGTCTCAGGAGTCTTAGAGACTGAGACCCTTCCCGGATATGTTCGCTTCGAATTGTTCGAAGGGGGTGCGGGAATGGGGGTTGGGTTGGTGAATCAGGACTTCCCCGAGGTCGTGCGCACCATCGAAATCGCGGAATGGGAAGTCCGCAAGAAGCTCGGCTATTTGCCGGCACCTGGTCGTATCCAGCTCATCACAGGGCGCGGCCCGTCTATGCGTCCCAAGCTTGAAGACGGCGACATCGTCTGGATCGACACCACGTGCGATTACTTCGACGGCGATGACTACTACCTGATCAACATTGGCGGCGAAACGCAGATCAAAATGCTGCAGAAGCGCGGCGACGGCATGTACGTGGTGAGCATCAACCCGGACTTCCCGACCTATCGTGCCGACGAAGGCGAAGTAGCCATCCTGGGTAAAGCCTTGATGCACGCCGGCCTACGGCGCTTCTGACGCCAGCCAGCCGCCAGCCGCCCCTCACTGAGCAGGAAGCTGTAGGTTCAACTCTCGCGCTGCAAGTTACAGAATACTGTTGACATTGAATTACAGGATTCTGTAGTTTAGGCCGTCGCCCCCGTAACCGCCCATCCGGGCCGGGGCACGGAGACTTCCATGCCGCACCTCACCGTCAGCGCCCGCGCACCCGCCGTCGTGGAAGCGCGCCCGCAGAACAACACGGTCGTCCTCAAGGTTGGGGACGCCATCGTCAGCTTCGATGCCGACGAAGTCCCGCAGCTCTGCCAGGACCTCTCCCGCGCCTCGCTGAACCTGCGCCGCCCCATCCGCGTGGGCATGTTCCCCTCCCGTCCGCTGGAGCTGCAGCGCGGCAACGCAGACCTGGTTGGGGTGCCGGCATGAGCGCCCAGGTTTTCGAATTCCGCCCCTTCCAGACCGTGCGAGACAACGTGCGGGCCGCTGGCCTCAACCCTGCGCCGCTCTTCCAGCAGCTGCGCACCGCACAGCGCGCGGGCGAGCGTGGGCACGCCGTCGTCGCTGCCGCCCAGGGCCTCCGTCGGCAGTTCCGCGACGAGTTCTCGCCGGGTGCCGCATGAATGCTTATGCCTTCCTCGGTGGCGTATTGATCGGC